AATGAGGGCAGGTAATGATATCTTCACCGCAAGGCCTGGTGTTGGTGGTGTAACCATCCAAGAAAACGAGGTTGTTAAAGAAGAAGGTGGTGAAGTTATTTTCACCTCTACTGACCAGGCAGGTAACTTTAGAATTGGTGATGGTGTTACCATCAACCAAGCAACCGGAACGATCACAGGTAGAACATACCTGAAGTCGCTATTCAACAACGTAACACCATTCATTCTAGCACTAGGAGACTAATTAAATGGCTGCTCAAATTGCGATTAATAATTTTAGAACAATTACTAATACGCCCACAACATCAGACGTTCAAATCTACACAGCACCAACAGGATATACATCAGTGTTCCTTTTGGCGCAGGCTATCAATACAGGAACAACAACTAGAAAGATCACTTTCAGTTACTTCGACAGTACTGATACAACCACAACACCAATCGTTAATGAATTTCCTGTTCCTGCAGGAGACACTGTAAATCTTCTTCCTGGAAAACTAGTTCTAGAGACAGGAGATAAGATCGCTGTTTCTGTAGATTCAGGATCGGATATGAAATTTCTTTCATCAATTCTAGAAACCTCTAACTTCTAATTTATAAAATGGCTAATTACGGTAAGTACATCTCCGGAAGAGAAAGATCTTTCGGAATCGGTATCACTGATTATAGTGAGGACAGTAGAGTATTGAACGTTATTGGTAACGTTTCAATCGGCGGTAGCGTTGGTATTGGTACTTCTTGCGGTACAGATAGAAATATAGATACTCCTGCTGCTGATTTAGATACTGGAAATATTAGAATTTATAAAGAATTATTTGGTTATGATGGAAATATGGGCGAGGGCGGCACCGTCTTAACGTCTATAGGTGGAACTTCAGTAAATTGGGCAACTATTGAAAGTCTTCAAGATCTCGGTATTACTATTAGAGAAGAAGGAGTTATTGCAGGTAGTGCAAATAGTGTAAGAGACATTAACTTTATTGGTGCTCTAGTTGAAGCGCAAGTATCTGGTATTGCTGCAACTATTACTGTCCAAGCTGTTGATCCAGGTGGTTCTGACGGACAAGTTCAATATAATGATGGTGGAAATTTTGGTGGATCTTCAGATCTTATTTACAATGATTCTACCGGTAGAATAGGAATATCTTCTGCTACCCCTGATCGTAAGTTAAGCGTTGTTGGTGACGTTGGTGTTGCTGGATCTGGATTCTTTAATAGAGCATATGCTAGTGTAGATACACTAACGCCATTATTAGACCAAGAACTTGCCACAAAAGCCTATGTGGACAACTTCGCAACTGCTGGTCTTGTGGTTCAGAAAGCTGTGTCTGTAGCAACGACAGAAGCACTTGTAGCATATTATGATAACGTAGATACATCACCTAATGGTGTTGGTGGTATCTTATTTGCACAAACAAACCAGAATATTACTACAGCAGGTGTTGGTGGAACAGGTCTTATTGATAGATTCTTAGATTTAACAATATCTGATCGTGTTCTTGTAAAAGATCAGGGTCTTAATGGAATCGGAAATACATTTGAAAATGGATATTATACCGTTACTAGAATAGGAAGTGGATCAACATCATGGCAGTTAACTCGTTCTGTTGACTTTGACCAACAAAGTGAAATTGCATCAGGTGCGTTCTCGTTCGTTCTGAACGGTAATGAGAATGCTGGTGGTGGTTTCGTGTTGATCACTAAAGAACCAGTTTCTATTGGTGTTAGCGCACTGGAATTTACCCAGTTCTCTAGTCCTGGTGAACTACAGGCTGGTAAAGGTTTGTTGAAAATTGGTAACAGATTTGATGTTATAACTTTAGATGCTAGTGCGATTGTTGTTAATGATGACGATATTAATCTCGCTCAGGTAACAACAACTTATGATAATAGATCGGACAGAGATAATAGATTTATTACTGATGTAGAAATTGATGAATACGGTAGAGTAACTGGTATTATTACTACAAATAATGTTTCTCTAGCATCTTCAACTCCAACTACTTTTGGTGTTGCTTCTTTCTTCGGAAAGCATTTTGAGATGGATTTCGACTCCACTTCAGGTCATGTTGGTCTTGCAAGTAACACAACTGGTCCAGTTATGGCCATTGATGGAACAGCTAATGAAGTTGCAGTTACGAGAAATGAAGGAAGAGTTATCGTCGGTCTCCCAGCAGCTATAACTGTTTCTGGTGATGTAACTAGTACTAGTGGACAATTTATAGGAGATGGTTCTCAATTAACAGGAATTATTTCTGGTGTTGAAGTGCAAGATGATGATTCGCAAGTAGTTGCAGAAGCAACAATAATAAATTTTGAAGGAACTGCAATTACCAGTATTGTTTCCGAATCTGCTGGATCTAAAGCAACTGTTACTATTGACGCTGCAGATATTAATGCTATTGGTTCTGCAAACCAAGTGTTATTCAAGAATGCATCTAATGTTGCAACTACATCATCAAATTTAACTTTCGTCGATACTACTGGTAATTTAACTGCTTCTGGTACTGTTACTGCAAACTCTGATGAAAGACTGAAAGAAAACGTTGAAACTATTGAAGAAGCACTTGAGAAAGTTAAGCAACTTCGTGGTGTTGAATATGATCATAAGAAAACTGGAGATCATTGTATAGGTGTTATTGCACAAGAAGTTGAAAAAGTTGTTCCTGATGTTGTCTATGAAGATGCTCTTGGAGTCAAGTCTGTTGCATACATGAATATGGTTGCTCTTCTGATTGAAGCCGTTAAGGATCAACAGAAACAGATTGATGAACTAAAGTCTCTACTAAATAAGTGAAAAGAGTCTTTTCAATAATGTCTAATATTGACGAAGCAACAAGAATCCCCTCAAAGATCGGCAATCTTATGATGGTTGTTGTGACCTGGAAAGGAGGAACATACGTCTTAAAAATGTTCTTCCCTCAGGCAAAACTTCCGTCGAGAACAGAAGTAGAAGCACAGATGCAAGGAATCTATCCTGGTTCTAAAGTCAAGTACACTTCCGTTATTGAAAAGGAACCTGGTACAACTTTCTTATATGCAGAAGAGGTTGATCTAGAGGAAGGAGCTGCTTGGACAAAAAAGTCGGGTAAGAACCCTGAGGGGGGTCTCAATGAAAAAGGACGCAAGTCTTACGAAAAAGAGAACCCTGGTTCTGACCTTAAATCACCCTCAAAAAAAGTTGGAAATAAAAGAAGAGCATCATTCTGTGCAAGAATGAAAGGTATGAAGAAGAAACTTACTTCTGCAAAGACTGCTAGAGATCCTGATAGTAGAATTAATAAGTCCCTTAGAGCCTGGAATTGTTGATTGATTTATGAGTGAAATATATCTTGGTAATCCTAATCTAAAAAAAGCAAATACACAAATTGAATTTACTGAGGAACAAATTCGTGAGTTCCTAAAATGTAAAGAAGATCCCGTATATTTTGCTAAAAATTATGTACAAATTGTTTCGTTGGACAAGGGTCTAGTTCCATTTGAGATGTATCCATTTCAAGAAAAACTAGTAAACAATTTCCATGACAACAGATTCAATATTTGTAAAATGCCTCGTCAGACTGGTAAGTCTACGACTGTGGTATCTTATCTTCTTCACTACGCAGTCTTTAACGATAGTGTTAATATTGGTATCCTTGCTAACAAGGCAGCAACCGCAAGGGAACTGCTAGGCAGATTACAAACCGCATATGAAAACCTACCCAAGTGGATGCAGCAGGGTATAATAGCCTGGAATAAAGGATCCTTGGAGTTAGAAAATGGGAGCAAAATACTGGCTGCTTCTACGTCTGCGAGTGCTGTCCGAGGTATGTCGTTTAACATCCTCTTTCTCGACGAATTCGCATTCGTCCCAAATCACATTGCTGACTCGTTCTTTGCCTCTGTTTATCCTACTATTACTTCTGGTAAAAACACCAAAGTAATTATTGTTTCTACGCCACATGGTATGAATCACTTCTACCGCATGTGGAATGATGCAGAGAAGGGTAGAAATGAATATGTACCTACTGACGTTCACTGGAGTGAAGTTCCTGGTAGAGATGAAGCGTGGAAAGAACAAACAATTGCAAACACATCTGATCAACAATTCAAAATTGAGTTTGAATGTGAATTCTTAGGATCAATTGATACATTGATTGCTGCTAGTAAACTGAGATCACTAGTATATGATGCTCCTATCTTATCAAACGCTGGATTAGATGTATATGAAGAATCACAAAAAGATCATGATTATGTTATGACTGTTGATGTAGCTCGTGGAGTTGGTGAAGATTATTCAGCTTTTGTGTGTGTAGATATCACTTCTTTTCCTCATAAAGTTGTGGCAAAATATAGAAATAATGATATAAAACCAATGTTATTTCCAAATATAATTTGGGAAGTGGCAAAGAAATATAATAGTGCATTTATTTTGTGTGAAGTAAATGATATTGGAGATCAAGTAGCATCACTACTTCATTACGATTTAGAATATCAAAATGTTCTTATGTGCTCCATGCGCGGCAGAGCAGGACAAGTTGTAGGACAAGGATTCTCTGGAAAAAAGACACAGTTAGGTGTCAAGATGTCCAAGACTGTTAAAAAAGTAGGATCTCTCAATCTAAAAGCAATGATTGAAGAGAACAAATTACTTTTTCATGATTTAGATATTATATCAGAACTAACCACGTTCATATCAAAACATAATTCATTTGAAGCAGAAGATGGATGTAATGATGATTTAGCAATGTGCCTTGTAATTTATGCATGGTTGGTTGCACAAGACTATTTTAAAGAACTTACTGATCAAGATATTAGAAAGAGATTATATGAAGAACAAAAGAATCAGATAGAACAAGACATGGCACCATTTGGATTTTTAAATGATGGTTTGGATGACGATAGCTTTGTTGATGGTGATGGAGATAGATGGACAACAGCAGAATATGGAGATCGTTCATATATGTGGGAGTATAGATGATGGATCTTGATGGACAGATTAAACTTGGACATCTGCTCCTTAATGATAGAAAATGTAGAGTTTGTGGAGAAACAAAAAATCTTATAGAAGGATATTACAGAACTAGAAAAGATAGAGGAGCAGTTGCTTCATCATATTCATATGAATGTAAGGATTGTACTATTAAGAGAATAGTGAGTAGTAGAATT